AGGATTTTTCCAAGCTATCCATGAAGGAGCAAAGGGATGCGCTCATGCGAGCGACACGAGAGTTCGACCGGGAAAGCAACCAATAGCACAACCACAACTAAAATATGGCAGGCATTACTACTTCAACCACGCTAACCAGTCAGTTCCAGAACTTCTTCAGCAAGGAGCTTCTCTCGATCGTTCAACAGGAGACGATTCTTGATCAGTTCTCCATGAAGGCTCCGATCCCCAAGAACAATGGTAACAAGGCCATCACGATGTTCCGCTTCGGTCCTCCGAGCGTTGCTGGTGTCCAGACCATCAGTTCTGAAGGTACTCCTATCAGCTCTGGAAACTATCGTTCCCTTGTTCTCAACAGCCTCAGCAAGAGCCTCGCTCAGTACGGTCAGGTGATCGGATTGACCGACATCCTCCGCGCTACGGACCTGTTCAACTCGCTCCAGCAGGCCACCAAGACATCCGGTCTGGACATGGCCCTCTGGGTTGACTCGGTCATTCGTAACACCCTGATCGGTTCTAACCTCACCGCCAGCGGTTCCTCTATCGGTTCCGCTGCTGAGGGTGCTGGTACGTTCGATAACTCGGATGCTTGTAACACTGTTGCAAGTTCCGGTGGTATCAAGGTGTACGGCAACCCCGCTACGCTGACCACTCAGAGCTTCTCCGCGTTGAACAGCGATACGACTGCTGCTAACACTACGATGACCGCTTCTGCTGTCCTCGATTCAATGACCCGCCTGAAGCGTAACCGCGCTCCTATGATCAACGGTGGCTACGTCCTGGCGACCGATCCTCGTGTTACCCGTGATTTGATGCGCGATACCGATTGGTTGAACGCCTCCAACTACGGCAACAAGGGTACCCCGTTCTACAAGGGCGAGGTGGGTTCCATCTACGGTTGCCGCGTTGTCACTCAGACCAACTCGTTTGTCAGCACCGGCTCCGGTACTGCCGCTGATGAGTTCATCTATCAGGCTACCGCCGCGGGTGGCGGTCTGGCGGTTAGCAAGGACATCATCGCCTCGTTCTTCTTCGGTAACGAGTCGTTCGGTATCCCTGCCTTGACCGGTGATGATCCGTTGTCCCCGAAGGTTGTGATCACCGATACCCCCGACAAGAGCGATCCGTTGAACCAGCTCGTCACCGTTGGTGTGAAGCTGTACTTCGCCGCTCTGCGTTTGGCCGCTGGTAACACTGGCTCCACTGCTAACCCGGTGTGGTACTTGGTGCATCGTACTAAGACCTCTACCACGCTGTAATATGCGACCTAAGACGGCCACCATCATGGTGATTGCCGTCGGCCCAAAGGGGCATCGTCGAGAAATCGGTGGTGCCCCTTCTCATTCCGCTTGCGGATGTGATGAGGCTGACAACAATGCGCCAATGATTGCGATTCCAGTCGAGGCTCTTTCCACTGACACGGAAGATGGCCAACAGGCTTCCCCCGAGGTTGGTGATGAAGTTGTCCTACAGGAAGTTCGGGGTATTCTCAAGAAGCTTGAAAATGGTGAGGCTTACGTTGAGATCCAAAGCGTGAACGGCATGCCCGCCGAATACGAGAAGGCCGGCAAGGAATCTATGGAACCAATGGACGAAGAAGGTATGCGAAACATGGTTTCCAAGTACGACAGCGAGATGGAGTCTTAACATGCCGATCTACACCTTCGAGAACAAAGGCAAGTCCTTGGAGCAAATCGCTCCTATGGGAACCGATTCTCTTGTGATCAAGGGTGAACGCTGGACGAGGCAGCCGGTAGCCCGCTTCGGGGTTACCGGTTTTGCCCGCGAAGCCGAACTCAAGGACAAGGTGAAGCAGGGCTTTAGCCGGATGGAAGACCGGCAGGGTACCCGCTTTGAAAGCACTTTCAGCAAGAATCAGATCCGTAAAATTTGGGACATATGAGCATAGAATCTAATCTGGCAACCGAGTATTCGATGGGCAATGCGGGCTTCCAGCTCGTGACCTCTACCGCGTTGACCACTGGCCCATTCGTTGCGATCACCACGATTGCCGTCACCACTTTCACTTCGATCACCGGTAATGGCATCAGCGGTACTTGGTCCGCAGTGGCTATCCCCGCTGGCATCACGCTTCCTGGGCCGATCACGAGCTTCCAGATTTCCAGTGGTCAGGTAGTCGCGTTCAACGGAATCATCAGCTCCTAACCGTGACACTCGCTCTCGGAACACGATTGGCTTCGAGTGGGTCTGGCGGAAACGTCACGCCCATCGATCCGCCTGTCGAGAGAAGGGCTATTGTTACAGAGGATTTACAACCATTTGCTTTAGAGTTTGATACAATAGCAGTGGATTTTCTTGTGGCATCAGATGGGACTTATGATGTCCTTAGTCTTGAAGGTGGAGTATCACCAATTAACATTTTAACAGAAGCGTCAGATAAATTCATTCTAACAGTTTACTAATATGGCAGACGTAAAAATCACAGCCTTAACGGCCATTTCAGCTAATCCGGTTAATCCGGCAACCTTCCCTATGCCAATGGTGGATCTGCTGGATACCAGCATGGCCGCGAGCGGTACCACCAAGAAGGTAACCGTCAACCAGATCCTGGGAGCCGGCGGCACGGCCACCCTCGCCTCCGCCACCATAACCGGCGATCTGACGGTGCGGACGAATAAGTTGCTTGTCACCAGCACTGGAGTGGGTGTTGGAATGACTCCAATTACACCGCTATCCGGTGTCATTGGAACTACTGGAGCCGTTTTCTTTCGCACAACTGATCCTGCTGCTCCTGTTGCAACCCCATACATTCAAGCTCCCGTTTCAACCGGATTTTCAAGCACTGCTGCGGCATACGGTTTCTGGTATCAAGACTGTGGCATTTCAAATCCTGCTGTTGGTGCGGTTGGTATTGTTTCTGGGTCTAGCGAACGTTATCGCATTGCTGCCGACGGCGTAGCCACATGGTCGAACGTCGGCGGAGTCGCTGGCACCGCCATGACCCTCAACTCTACGGGGTTGGGGATTGGTGTTGGTCCGGGATACAAATTGGATGTCCTTACCGCTCCCGCTACTACTTCAATCCAAGGTTTACGAATCAGCGACGCAACTCGCCAAATGATTTGCGGTCAAACCGGAGCGACTTACAGTTATCTTGGAATTGGTGCAAATCAAAACGTAATTTATACCTCCCTTTCACGGCTGGACATCGTTGCGGACAGTCAACCGATTTTCTTGCGAACCGGATCGGCCAATTATCTTCAACTCGACACCTCTGGCAACGTCGGCGTGGGGGTTACCACATTCGGAACTTCTGCAGCAAAGGTTCTGGGTCTTGCGAACGCTACAGCTCCCACTACTTCACCCGCTGGAATGGGCCAGCTCTACGTCGAAGCTGGTGCGCTCAAGTACCGTGGTTCTTCCGGAACCGTCACCACGCTCGCTAACGCCTAATCCATACCACCATGACCACCATCTCTTGGATCATCGAACGCCTGTTGGTCAAGCCGACCGAAGGCAGTCTCACCGATGTCGTCATCACCGCCGATTGGCGTTGCAACGGCACCGACGAAACCTACAGTGGCACTTGCTACGGCTCCTGCTCGTTCCAACCGCCGTCTGGTAGCTTCACGCCATATCCTGACTTGACGCAGGAACAGGTGCTTGGTTGGTGCTACGCCAATGGCGTCGATCAAGCGGCTATCGAGGCGAACGTCTCGTTGCAGATCAACGATCAGATCAACCCGCCGATCATCGCTCCTCCGCTGCCGTGGGTGCCCGTGCCGCCTCCGGTTAAGGTTGCGGAGCCGGTGGTGGTTGTCGATACTTCCGCCGCATGATCAAGATCGAACTCAGCACCGAGCAGGTGAATAGCCTCCTCCAACTCATCGACATTGCGGTTAAGGCTGGTGGCGTTGCTAACGCCCGTGCAGCCCTTCCGCTTGTGGACCTCATAGTCTCAGCCGCACAGCCTAAATCCGAGTAATGGAACCAACGAACAGCAGCACCAGCCCTGGACTCAGCCTAGCAGCAGCGGCAGGTGCCACCGCTGTTTCGTTTATTCCATGGCTTACCGACTGGGTACAACTTATCACCGCGCTCATTGGCTTAGCCTGCGCCATCTACGGAGCCTATAGGCTGTTCAAATCCAAATGAAAAACACGAAAACAACTCTCGCCGGTGTCGGTGCAATCCTCGTCGCTGTTGGTGGTGCCTTACGGGCTGCCTTCGATGGTGACGCCAGCACCAACATTGACATCGCCTCGACCATCGCCGCGGTCACCGCCGGCATTGGTTTGATCATGGCTAAGGACGCCACCGAGAAGCCTCTGGTGATCGAAACTAAGCCGTGAATTGGGTCTATCAGATCCTCAAGGCTCTGCTCGACTGGTTCCGAGAAACACCACCTACCGATGTGCAACATGGCCAAGCACCTGATGATCTCAAGGATGATCTGGCTGGCCGTGTTGCCGATCTGCCTGGGTTGCCAGCAGACGAAGGTGGTCCTGGTCCCTTCCGGTGATCCTGTGATGCTGGCCAAGCCTACAACGGCCAGCGTCTACGGATTCGACAAAGATAAGAAGCTGGTGGGACCATCCAAGGTGGTCTTACCGGCAGGTTGGTACGTTTTACCGAAGAACTGATATGGGAACACCACTCACAGGCAGTAGCGTTGCATCGACCTACACTGGCCTACTCAAGAACGCCGACAACTCCACCGTAGGCGCAACGCTCAAAGCCATCAGCGACGGCAGCGGCAATGACTCTGCACTCCAGATCTCCAACGCCGCAGTTAATACTACCGGAGACTTTAGCGTAAACGGAGCCGCCAGCAAGTTCACAGTGGCCTCTGCAAGCGGCAACACGGCCATTGCGGGTACTTTGGCTGTCACCGGGGCTACCAACCTTTCAAGCCTCGCTACGAGCGGTGCAGCGACCATAGGCGGTGCGCTAAATGTCACCGGAGCAACCACGCTCACCGGCAACCTCACGGTACCGGGAAACCTCGCGGTCACTGGAACCACCGGGGTAACCGGTAATTTTGCGGTCAATACCAACAAATTCACGGTCGCGGCAGCAAGCGGAGATACGGTTATTGCTGGAACACTCGGTGTTACTGGAACAATTACGGCCAGCGGAAACTTGTCCGCCTCTGGCGCTCTCGGCGGAAACGCTCTTTTGATTAACGGAAACGGTACAATAACCGGATATCTTAATATATCAGGGGACTCCAACATAGGAAATGCCGGTACCGATACATTGGTTATCGCCTCAAACAACATCACGGTTCCCAACTTATCAACCGTAACGGTTGATCTTGCCGCCGACAATGTACTGATCAAAGATGCAACAGATAATAAGGTAAGGCTTGTTGCCGCTAGTTCATTGGGGATAAGTGCTTCCAATGCTCCTCAAGTAAAACAGACTCTCTATCAAGACTCCACCGCTGGTGCGAGTCCGTTCGTTGCCACAAGTGCTGGATCAGGAACTGAGATAACGGTGCTCACCACATCTATTACTCCTAGGTCTATAGCTTCAACCGTGTTGGTTACTATAGCGATCAACTATACTAGCATAAGTAATTCACAATTCGGAGCATTCAGAGTTACTCGAAACAACGTAGAGATTGGTTCTAACAATGTTGGTTCCAACTTGTATGGTATTGCACCGTTCACTGGACTTGGTGCTGCTTACAGCACTGAGTTCCTTAGTAGCCAGTTTATCCAGATTCTTGATTCACCTGCATCCGCATCTGCTGTTACTTACAGGATCCATTTGTATGCAACTGGTGCTACGTTCCCGTCAATGTGGGTTAATAAGACGTATCAAGATGTGATTAATGGAGCTAACTCATCTTCCGCTGCCCGCGCCAGCTCCTCAATGATCTTGCAAGAATACTTCGCATGAAACCCTCCGAAGCGGCTCAAGCGGCTTGCGACAAGCTGTCGTTCACAGACTCGGCCACCATCGCGTTGGCCAAGAAGTTCTGTATCCGCCGCTACTCGATGATCTGGGATTCCTGCCTGTGGAACGATACCCTCGGCATTATCTCTCATCCGGTCACCGCCGGCGATGAGATGATCACTCTCTCGGATTACGTCGCATCCGCTTACGCTTCAGGGACCGGTTACAACACCTTCATCGACTTCCCCGTAGCCATCCGCTTCACGGTCACCGGAGATACCGATGGCATCGAAGTTCCCGCCGCGGAATGGGTCTCGTTCTTCCAGCTCGATCCCAACACTTGGAACAACGTCGATAGCCGTAAATCCACCCCCGGCAACTTCGTTAACTGGACTCGATTGATCGGTGGAGCTTATGGCGAGGCCGGTGTTCCGCGCATCAAGCTCGTTCCCACGCCCAACGCCGATGGCACCCTGTTCATCCTCGCCAAGAAGCAGTCGCAGATGCGGCAGTTCGGTGAGGCGGTCACCATCTCAAACGATACCAACTTCGAGCTGCGAGGCGTAGAGAACGCTCTAATGGCCTACACTGAAGGCGATCTCCTCGAATACTCCCGGCAGTACGGTAAAGCCCAAGCCAAGTTCCAAGAAGGAGCCGCTCAGGTCGCCATCATGAAAGACATGGAACGCGGCCAACAACAGCAAATCAGCCGCATCATCCCAGATAGCTTGTACGATTACACGTTCCAAGACATCCTGTAATCCGCCATGCCATTCCAATCCTCAGATGCTCTCGATGACCAGATGCTTCTGGATGGAAGCACTGGGTTTTCGACCGGCGTAATTTCAGCCACTCGTCCCGATGGCATTCCTGCAACCAGCATGGAATCGGCCATCAACATGGACTATGACGACTTCGGCAATCTCGTCACCCGTCTAGGAGCCGTTTCACTGGCAGGCAACAGCATCACCGCCAACTGGGAAGACATCATCACCAACTGGGAGTCAACGACTTCCAACTTCGGCAGTAACCTTCCCATCAACGCGACGGTATTGTCCGGTTTCTACTTCGATACAGCCGCATCCGAACGCCTCGTCATCGCTGTTAATGACCTTAGCACCTCTACCAAGAGCCTCTACTTCGGATCACCCGGCGTTTCCTACAACCTGATTTCGGGTTCAACGCTCAACGCTTCCGCTTTATACGTCTATTTTGCGCAATTAAATGACAAATTGTTTTATTCGGACGGTCTCGGAACGCTGAAGTACGTCTCAAGCGCGAACCTCAACAGCTCGACTACAGCCGGCAAGATCAGCCGCATCGATGTCATCAATCAGGGGTCCGGTCATAACTCTGTCCCCACAATAACCATCTCCGCGCCTCCCAGCGGCATCACGGCTACGGCCACTGCGGTTGTTGCTAACGATGGTAATCTCGTATTCATAACGATCACCAATCCTGGCAGCGGTTATGTCACCGCTCCAACCGTTAGTGTTTCGCCAGCAAATCAATCTCACGCCGTAGCCTTTGTATCGCTCACGCCTCCTGCCAAACCGATCTATCTAACCACCCATACCAATCGGTTGTTCGCAGTTTCCGCGGATACATCCATCCAGCCCGATACCCTCTACTTCTCGGATATCCTCGATGGAGAATCCTGGGATCCTCTCGGGTCTCTTCGGATCGGTGGCGATGGCGATCCCATCAAGGGACTCTACTCTTGGTTTGGTTATCAACTCATCGTCTTCAAGGAACGCTCTATTTGGAGCGTAAATGCCGATCCTTCGCAGGATGCTGCCGATTGGACCATATCACTCATCAGCGGCAATATCGGCTGCTCATCGCACCGGTCAATCACCGCGGTTGGTCCTGACGTATTCTTCCTATCCCGAGATGGCGTCCGATCTCTCCAGCAGATCCAAGCCGGTACCCAGACTAGCGTAGGTCTCGCGCTTTCTAGCCCGATCAACGACCTCATCAGTCGCATCGACAAGACCAAGCTCGACCTCTGCGACGGTGTATTCTGGAACAACCGATACTTGTTGGCGGTTCCGTTCGTTACCGAGGAACCAGCGATCCTCGGAATCGAAACCGAGTACGCGCTCCTGACCGAGAACAGCCTCGATATCGCCCTCGAAGGTGCGCTCAACGAGAACAACGCGGTCATCGTGTATCACTCACTGGCCCGCTCTTGGCTTGGATATTGGGACAACTGGATTGTTAACGACTTCATTCCAACCTCGTTCTCAACATTTGGACCCGTCCTCATGTTTGCCGGCGATATTGTTTCGGTGTCAGCGGGAGCGGGCCAGGTCTGGTCATTCAACGATTACCTCCCGAACACCCGGTTGTCGCCGGTCTCAAGCTCCGCGTACACCGATGGCGGTGCGAATTACGAATCCACGGTTATCACCAAGGCTTACAACCTCAACGAACCTATCCCCGACAAGATCGGGTACAGCGTTCAGTTCGCTTTCGATAACCCGTACACTACCGCCACCACGACTGCCGCAGTGTCGTTGGCCAAGGATATGTCGGACACATTCGTAACTCTTGATTCCGCGCTGGCGATCACCTCAAGCCAGAAGTTCCTGAAGGCTTACAACCTCATCAGCCAAGGCCGCTGGAATACTTTGCAATTCAAGGTAACCGCAGACGCTGGTCGCTTGTCTCTGCAATCCACCATTCTCTCTGGCTTCGTTGATTCGGTCAGACCCCAGCAATGAACGCGCATCCAACCAATATCGAAGCGGCCAAGCTACTGCGAGAGAACTGGTCGAGTTTTTCCAATTGGACTGACGATCAGATTCTTAATTGGATTGGAATATTTAATGCCAAGAAACAGTTTTGGGTTGTTAAGAATGACGAAGGTAAGTGTGTTGGAGTAGCAGCGGTTAGATTCTTGAATTGCATAGAGCAGTCTGAAGACTTACATAGCAACCATCCAGATGGTCATATCGCGTGGGTTGAGCTTGTTATTGGAACAGAAAAATATGCTGTACAAACCCTATGGTTAGCTATGATGACGCATTGCTCTAAAAACGTCACTAAGCTAGGCGGGTTAAGCAACAACATTCCGCGTTTGTATGATTTCAAAAGATATTTCAAACTGTTGATGAACGAAAGGATTACTTATGGGCAAAAAATATAATGCTCCTGATTTAGGGGCCGCTAATAGAGAGGCCGTAGAAGCAGCCGCTGAAACTTTTCCAAAGCTACGGGCATTGGATGCAGCCGCTAGGCTTGGAACTAAAATTACATACGAGGGCAAGACGTATGATTTTAGTGGTGAGCAACCAGATGGCACTTTCAAGCCCATTGGCGATCTTCAGATAGCTGAAACTTTTGCTAGGGCCGCTGCTGCTATTGCACCTGAGCTTGCGGGCAAGCAGCTTGACCTTGCAAAGCAGTATGGAACTCAGTTTGCCCAACAGCGTCGAAGCGAGCTGGAGGCTCTTGATCCTCGGAAGTTCGATCTATACGAACAGTTCCTCAGCGATGTTAAGGGGGATGCCGCCGCTCCGGATACGCGGATAGACTCGCCCACCTACGAGAGCGTTGAAATGCCTGGTGCCCCAAAGGATACCGGGGCTTCTCAGTTGATCCGCAGCGAGCTTGAGCGTCAGATCCAACAGGGTCTTTCTCAGGTTGGCACTCTGGATCCAAGCATGGAGCGACGAGTTCAACAGGCTGCTCGCGCTCGCGGTAGTTCCATTGGCAATCTTCTTGGCAATCCTTCGGCTCTTCGTGAGTCGCTCGCAATTCAAGACGCTCTTGGTAACGCCAACTCTCAACGCTGGAACGCTGCAATGGGCTTGCTTCAGAGCGGTCAAAGCACAAGCGATACCGCCAATCGGAACGCACAGGAAGCCTTCCAGAACATCCTCGCGGCCACCGGTCAGCGGAACACCGCGGCGCAACAGAGCTTTGCAGGCCAGATGGCTTCGCAGCAGCAGATGTTGTCCGGTCGCCAGCAGAACATCGCCAATGTCCAATCCGCCCTGGGACTCCAGCCGATTGTTGGGCAAGCGGCAAATCTTGGGGGTCTTCAACAGGGTGCCACTCCGTTTGTTTCTCCTCAGTATACTCAGGGAATGCAGATGGCTGGCCCCGCAGACTTGATGAAGATGGGAACCGGATTCGCTCTGACCAACGCTCAGAACCAATACGAGTCCGATCAAGCGAACTCCTTCATGAATCAGTTTAAGGGGTATGCTGGTGCGATTGGAAACCTTGGATCATCCTACGCGGGCTTCGGGCTTGGCGGATGCTTTGTTGCTCGTGAGTGTATTCCCGCTCAGTGGGAGGCGTTCTACTTCTGGAAGGAACTCGTTGGGCCCAAGTGGTTCAAGAGCTTCTACGACAGCAACGCCGAGAAGTTCGCGAAGTGGCTCAAGAACAAGCCGAAGGTCAAGAAGCTTGTGGCCAACTGGATGATAGCTCGAATCAACAGCATAATCCCCAAAAACTGATATATGGCTGACGCAATCGATAATCTGGCTCAAGATCTGAATCAGGCCAATGCCGTAGATGAGTTCCCGGGATATCCCGGATACAAGATGGGAGATTTAGTCCCCAATATGGCAGGAGTCAGGGTTGGTGATTTGTTTTACGGTTTAGATCCGTATGGACAAGAAGCTCCATACAACTGGAGGACGGGAGGCTTTGAGTTTCAGGCTGCTCCTCAAGATCTAAGCAACCCGTCAACCTTAGCAACCGGAGAAGGAATTGATTTCAACGTCCGCGATCAACCTGTTGAGCGAATCAACATTGGGAATACGGATGAGCAGGATGCGTTTGTAGGAACAGGAATCGGAACCCCGCTGGATCCAGTAACTCAACAGAGATATAATACAACTGGAACCACTCCTTCTCCGGTAGGTGGTGTTGAGTATCTAACCCCAAAGCAGATTGAAGATCTTACGGCTGGCCAAACACCTTCTGTTCCTGAAGGTGTTGTGACTCGTGGAGAACCGGTTTCAATCCCGGGAAGAACGATTCCGGATTATATACCTATCGGGCAAATGGAGAACGGAGATGTTCTCTATGCTGACAGAAACAATATTAGGGATACAATTATACGCCCAAGTGCGTATTCAGTATCTCAAGAAGATTTGGATAAAGGAGTTGTACCTCAGAAGTTTAATTTTGGAGTCA